TTGCACCGGTGCTAAGTGGGTAGACTTTGTAAGTTATAATCCTAATTTCCCTGAAGAACTACAGTTATTTGTAGCAAGGGTTGACAGGGATGATACTTACATAGCAGAATTAGAAGCAGAAGTAGTAAAGTTCTTAGACGAAGTAGAACAAACAATTTTAAAACTTAAGGAGTAGTATATGGCTGAGTATGACAAAACAAACACGTTTACGTTAAACAAGAACGACAAAGGGGATAATCCTAAACGACCAGACTATAGAGGAAAGTTAAATGTAGATGGTATTGAATTTACTTTATCAGGTTGGGTTAAAAAAGGTCCTAATGGTAAATTTATTGCTGGTGCTGTAGCAATGGTAGCTACAGATGAAAGACTTAAACCTGCTGTTGAAGGTGCAGATGACTTATCAGACGTTCCATTTTGATAAGTATTTTGTATTAGACATGATAGTCTAAAATGGTATATAATACGCATACCTTTCTAATATTAGGAGTAAACCATGAAAGTATGTCGTAGTTGTAATAAAGAAAAAGCATTAAATGAATATTATACTCACGCACAAATGGCAGATGGTTATTTAAACAAATGCAAAGTTTGTGTTAAAACTAGAGTAAATTTACATAGGGGAAACAACTTAGATGCGGTAAGGGATTATGATAAAAAACGTAATCTTTTACCACATAGAGTTGAAGCAAGAAAAACTTATTTAAAAACAGAAAATGGTAAGGCAGCTAGAAAACAGGCATTGTTAAATTATAAACACAATTACCCATTAAAATATGCTGCACATGTAATAACAACAAATGCAGTTAGAGATGGAAAGTTAATAAAAGAAACAAGCTGTTCTGAATGTAATTCAGATTATAAAGTTGAGGCACACCATGATAATTATACGAAACCTTTTGAGGTTAGATGGCTATGTGAACTATGCCATAAGGAATGGCATAGACACAATAAGCCAATTTATGAATAACTATTTGTTCATTACGTACATAGTTACTTCAAAGCCAAAACGCATTTCTGTAGCTGCTGGAGTTGTCCACATGGTATTTATCCTTAAGTAATATATTATGCTTAATTGCACAATATAATAGAATTATACGCTTGTGTTGGTTTACTAGACACCAGATAATCATTAAAGGTTTATAATGGATATACATAACTTAGAATTAGATATAGCGTGTTATGCAACTGCTGTGTACCATGAAGTTAATAATAGAACACTAGAAGAAAAGGTCGGGGTGATTAATGTCATACGTAATAGGTTACATACTGGTTATTGGGGTCGTGATGTATGCTCTGTTGTTTATGCTAATGGTCAGTTTATTGGGGTTACGGATGAACGTCATCCAAAAGTTAATACTAGGGCGTATTTGGAAACTAAACTTTTGGTTATTGATACGATTGTTCTTAATAAACATGCAAATCCAGTTGCAAATGCTTTATATTTCCATGATGACTCAATACCGCCAAAGAAAGAATGGTTTGGTAAAAGGAAAAAAACACACATAGGAAGGATGGTATTTTACTAATGATATATTTTACATTTAATATTAGCAATCCGTTTGCTGAGTATAAAGAACAAGAGGTTGCATGGAGATTAATTAAAGACAATAATCCATTTAGCAACATAACGCTTTACAAAAACATTGATAATTTATTATCATTAAGTTTTTCTATTACATTAAAAAGTGGTTATGTAGAAATAGGATTTTTAGGATATTCCTTATTATTGGATAAATCATGAAAAAACAACCTGTAGCATGGCTTTATGAAGAGTTTGATGTTAGGTCTGGTGATTTAAAGAAGTCTTATTTATGGTCATTTCATCCTAATCAGCTTTCATATTTAAACGACCTAAAGAATACAACGCATCATATTAAGATAACACCATTAGTTCCTGGTGAACCTGTAGAAGAATATAAAGGATTATCTAAATACGATAGTAAGAAACTAACGGAGGCACATGGTGGACTCTAAACCACTAACCCAAGAAGAAATAATTAAGATATATAAAGAAGCATTTGGTAAAGGTGACCAACTTGTCACGCTTGAAAAGATATTTAAATTTGCTAGGCTTATAGAACAATTGCATGGAGTAAAAGATGTACACTAAACTAGACGACCAACGACAAGCAAAATTTATCATTGGCTATATTACTGCACATCCTGGTTGCAGCATTAAAGAAATTGTGCAAGAATGCGTAACTAATAGAACTAGGTTAAAGTATTTAGAAAGCCAAGGATACTTTACTTTGCCTAAATGGACTTATAGCAATGAACTAGATAAACGATTTAAAAATAGAAATTATGTATCTGTAACTGTAGGTAGGGAGTATGGTAAATGGGAAGAGCAGAAAAGATATTAGATGTAATAGTATGGTTGTTAGTTGTTGGTGGTATGGGTTGGTTTGCTTATGGTTGTTATCAATTAATTGATTTATTTTTTCTAAGGGGATAGTTATGGTAGATATGGTGAATAGACCTCCACATTACTTAGTGGGTGGTATAGAAGCAATAGATGTAATTAAAAGTCGTTTAACAAAAGAAGAGTATATTGGTTATCTTAAAGGTTGTAAGTTAAAATATGACTTACGTTATCCGTTTAAAGATAATCCACAACAAGATTTAGAAAAGTCTGATTGGTATAAGCATAAGTTATTAGAAGCTACTAGAGACGAAGATGCTGTAAACCCACCTGAAGTGGAAGCTATCTTAGAAAGATTTGATGATGAGTAAAATATATTGGGTATTTATCGTGGTATTAGCTGCATTAGCTATTTGGGGAACAGAAAAAGCTATGGGTCAAACCACTACTATACTAGCACCTGATGGGTCTGTAACCGTCTGTCAGGTTTATAATGGTACTGTAATTTGTGTCTAATGCTATGCGTAATGCGTATGCTAGTCATACAGACTTTGGCTTTTTAAAAGGTGTAATACTAGACAATCCAAAAGCTATGCCATCTAACATTGACATGGTTTTTGAAAGACGTGGAAACTTTCTTATTGGAGAGTGGAAGCGTGAAGATGAGGATATATCTCTAGGTCAAAAAATACTGTTAAAAGCATTAGCAGACCAAGATAAGTTTACTGTGTTAGTTATAAATGGGTATAGTGATGATACTGGAACTGAGGTAAATAACTTTTACAAGGTTACCCAGGATAAACTTGCTATTCTTGGTAATGGTATAGAAGGATTAAAAGACTATATAGACGCTTGGTATCAGTCATCTAATGGAGTAAGCTCAGAATAGAGGGATAATTCTTCCCCTGATATTTCTATAAGTGAATCATCATCTAGTTGAATGACAATAGTGCTATCGCCATGTAATGCTTCACAAGATACAATCACTCTGCCTAGCATGTGATTACATATAATCTCTACATCTGAACGTTGCATAATTGTCCTATATATTTACTAAAGAGTCTTTGGCAATCTTTTCTGATTTAACAGACCTTGCCCACGACCCACAATTTTGACATTGATAGCGTTGATAAATAGCAGTCCTACTTCTTTGTGTACCACGAGATTGTAATTTTCGTGAAGCACAATTAGGACAACAAACGTCAGCAGAATATGCGTTATGATTTGGATGTTGTTTAATCCAACCTTTGAATTTATCGTAGACTTTCTCAAGTAATATAACATCATTCTTATTATACTCTTCCATAACTTTCCATGCCTTACGGTCATCATTCATACATTTGACCCATAAAGCATGACCTTCATGTTCTGTCTTGCTACCTAATCCAAGAGCCTGTGCAACATAGTCTAATTTGTTAGAAACAAATCTAAACTGTCTACGAGCTACTTGAAGTAAATCTATCTGTTTGGAAGGTGCTGGAGGAGGCATACCAGAGAGTAAGAACTCTTTGTGTAGTATCGGTATGTCAAACCTAGAACCGTTGTAGTGAACTATGGCATCAGCTTCGTCAAGAAGTTTATGCACAGAGTCTAGCATCTTTTGTTTGCCAGATTTTTGGATAGAGTCAAACATAATTTTAGATTCACCGTACCACTTGGCTGCATAGCACAGGGTGTAAGATGATTCTAGTAATTGGTTTATAGAGATGTTTTGGTCAAAGATACCCCAGACATGAGCAGTATTTGGTGCTACTTCTATATCAATAAGTAATATTTTCATAGTAGTCTCTAAAGTTGAGATACTTTATTATATACTAGATAAATAATTAACATGAGTAATACATATTTAAAGTGGTCTATAGCACAAAGGATATCGCAGATAAGATAATCTAGCATATCTTGATAGTAGCTGTTTTAGCTTTTTTTAGTTTGTCAAAGAACTTCTTATAAGCTATTTTAGAGTTACCTATGAAGTCTTTACCTGCCCATGTTGAGCCAAGTAATATACATCCATCTGTATCTGCTGAAGTGTTGCCTGAATGGATACGAACACCTGTAAAGTCAGGAACGTTTAGTATGTGTGGCATGTCCTGTTTAAAGCGTACAGAAGCGTCTATAATGAGTTTATATTCACCAATAGGGATAGCAGTCTTACCTAATACTTTAGTGCCATTTCTGACTACATCTTCTAATGTATAACACTCATATACACCATCTACATACATCTTGCCTATAGTATGTGTATCTTTAAATTCAAACCTTTTTACTTCAATTAACATATGAATTAATATATTCCAATGCACGAGTTAAGTAATCCATAACTGCAATAAATACTAAAGCAATACCCATGATTATAAATAACAATCCTACTACAATAAGTTTAAGTATGGATAAGCCGATAAAATTAAGTATGTTTAAGAATATCATTTAGCACTTTTTTTAATGTGTAGTAATGAACGTTCACCAAATAAGTAGAAGCCAACAGCACTAGCAAAGTTATCTACTTCAGGTGTTGCTGTACCGTTAAGGTGCATAATAACCCATGTAGAAAGCACAAGCAGACCTATAACAGGTCTCATAAGTCTTATGATAGCTTCTACCCAAGGGTATGATGGATTACCACCACCAGCTTCATTCATAACTTTAAAGAACTCTAAGTCAATTTGTTTCATTTGAGTATATTGTTCTATAGTAGCTGGCTTGAATTGGTCAGGTGCTATAAAGCGATTAATAAGTGA